CCTTCAAAAGTCGTTCTGTTCTCCGTATAAGCCGCTTCGATTTCCCTGGTGGGATCGTTGTAAATACTGGCGTTCTCTTCGTGCATCAAATCCTTATCTGCAAGCAAAAGCATATTCCTGCAACCTCCCCAACTTTTACAATGTTGTATGCCTTTCCATCAATCGTGACCTTCCCACCTGTCACAATTGCAACCGTACAATCATCCTTGTCTATCAAAAGCCTTCGGTCTGTAGTCTTGATAAGAGTGCCGTCAATGTCTTTCTGTTTGTATTCCTGTAAAAAGCCTGAAATGGTTACAGTGGTTGTGGTTCCACCTGTTACTTTTCCCGTTGCAGGATTGAGCGTCCCACCCGCTTTTGCAGTGATCGTGACTTGTTTCTGTACGGACCTGCCCGCTTGAAAGAGTCGTTTGATGGCGTTTTTCAGTTGTGTTTGCATTGTGATTTATCGATAGATGTAAAATTGTACTTGCACTTGAGTGAAGAGACAGGTTTCCTCTTCTCTTTGAAGTGCCATGTGACTTTGAACCACTCTCAAAGGAAGCAACCCACTCCCGAAAGACAGTTCAAGACCTCGTGGAAAGTGGCTACAAATCGCGTCAGACAGTTCTTGAGCATCCCCAACCCCCATGTTTAACGGAGAAATGATGTTGACATAGTAGATGCCGCGTTGTTCCGAAAGGCCAGCCACCCCCAACCCCTTAGCAAAAGGCTTCCCAGGGATCATGTAAGCCTTGAGGTAAGTGCCTTCTGGCGGGGTGAAATCCACGTTTTGCCAAGCAACAAGCAAGCCTTGTGCTGTAGCAAACGTGTTAAGTCTTGTATTCAAGGCATCAGATATTGCTTTCATATTTTGCAATCGATTGCGAAAAGTGTTGTGGGGGTGGCCCATCCCACCCCCCTTTCATCAAAAGGCCGTTAAGGTCACGTTGCCGAACGGGTAATCTGCATATTGCTTCCAGTGGTAGCGTCATATACAGCGGTCCACGGCATACTCAGAGTGATCGGACCTTCACCGGAAACCGCGTTGTCAGCACCGGAGTAGATGATCCGGGGAAGCAGGATGGTGTAGGACTTGGTAGTCCCATTCCCAAGCACAACCTCCAAGCTAGACGGGGTTTCATTCACGAACTTGTTCCGCATGGTCACGTCCTGGAAGAAGACGGACACAGTGCCGGTGATGTTGGAACGGCCAGCAGTGATGCCCGCAGCGTTCTTGCTACCCAGAGCAAACAGGGCTTCCAGGTTGTTCTGCAACTGAATATCAACACCAGTAACCAGACCGATGGTGGAACCGCCTTCCTTGATGGTTCCGGAGAAACCGTCATAGGGAAGTTCGGTCTGCGAAGCAGTCACTTCGGAATCAAGCGGGGTGGCAGTCATGGCGACGGCTTCTTTAGCAGTGATGCTAAAGGAACCAGTGACCATGGCGTTGGGCTTGATGGACAGGGACCAGCTATTGACCATACAACCCTTGAACACTTCGTACTGCACGATGTCAGCAAAGGCGCGTTCCAGGGTGAAGGACTTGGTGGTTGTACCGCACTTCACGACGTTGGAGGTCCAAGCACCGAACATAGCGGCTTCAATGAAAGGATCGAACTCCTTCCACGAGAACTCAATGCCGATGTCACCAGAACAACGGTTCTGGCCCTGTTTGAACGAGGTAATCATACGGTCAGAACGGAGTTCAGCAGACTGGAAAGAATCCTTGGTCAACTGAAGACCGCAAGACGTATGACGCAGTGCAATCATGGAAGGGGTTGCGGGGGTGGTCCCGTAAGTAGACTCTGCCACATAAGACAGCCCATGATAGGCACCAGCGGCCATTGCACACATAGTAATTACTCCTTCGGCTCAATACGAGCGATGTAGTTGATTCCAGTTGCGACAGTCCCGCCCACGGTAGTGTAAACACGAAGGTAGGGATAAGCTGTACCAAGTTTGACATTGGAGAAAGGCACTTCGTAGCGGCCAACGGTTGAATCCTGGTTGCCGCCGAGGACCTCGGACGCGCCCAGGTTGATGACGGCCAACTCTTCGATCTTCTCACTACCCGTATCGAAGTCCGAAACATCGGAACCCTGCACGGCGATGGAATAGATTTCATCGTTGCTGGCGATTTCAATAGCGGCCACGTCGATGACCAGACGGGCATCCATGCGGGCACTGCCCACGTTCACGATCTTGGCGACTCCGCCAAAGGTGGCGGCGGCACTGGAGGCCACCAGCCCCGCGTCTTTCATGCTGAAACTATAGTCGTACATGGTGCCTCCCTTTAGGCGTTCTTGACGCCCTTCAAACGGGCGGCGGCTTGGGGGTGGAAGCAGGCCATGCCCACGATCCACTCCAGGTCGGTGCGATAGGCAGTGCCGCCAGCATACAAGCCGTGGTCGATGACACTGACGCCGCCGCACTGGAGTCCGGAAACGTATTCACCAACCCCAAAGCGGCAAGCGTAGATGCTGGCCGTGGTGTTCTTGTCGCCGTTGTCCAGGTCGGGTTCGGTAAAGCCCAGGATGTCCGCCCCGGTTTCGTCGGCCTCGACAATCACCAGGGGAACCCCCCCATAAGCGGACAACTGCCGCCCGAAGGAATCACTGACGGTTTCGATGGCCTGCCCGGCAGCACGAACGAGGTCGGAAACCTTCCGGCGAAGACGCTTGTTGAGGAAAATGGCATCAGGCCCGCCGGTAACGGAGTCAATGAGTTCATCAAGCTTCGCCAGGGTCAGGGTATCGCCGCCGTCACTAGAACCCATGGAGATGACCTGACTTCCGGTCAGGCGGTTCTTCAACCCGTCGAAAGCCTTCGGGTTGGCGGTAGCGTCACCGTTGAAAAAGGTGGCGGTGAACTTCAGGCTTTCGGCCTTGGCCTTCAGGCCGTCATGGATGGCGCGAAGGTTGTTGACGTTGCCCTGGGTCTTCACCAGAACTCGATCCACGTCGGAAACACCACCCAGGATGCTCAGACGTTCGACTTTCGGGTTGATGACGCCCGTGGACTCTGTGTAGCTCTCGCCCACGGCACGGAAAGCAACACCCGGCAAGGTGGCTTCCTGGTTATAAGTGTAGGAATTAGAAGACACATCCATGAAAGGCAGTCTCTCCAGTACGCCACTATTACGGGCAATCGTCTCGATAACGCCAGCCTGCAAAGGGGTTGTGGAAAGCTTGAGAGCTTCAAGCAAAGTAAGAGCCATTGTTCTACCTCTTTACGGTATAGCCTATAGAAAGCTTTTCGTATGGGGTAAGAGTTGCGAAATCAGCGGGAACCTTCCCGCCGGGACGCTTGGAATCTGGTCCGGACTCTTCGCGCTTCTCGGTAAAGACGCCTTTCTTGATCGCAGTACGAAGCCATTTGATCTTGTCCGCCGGGGGGAGGTCGGGCACAATGTCCCGCATGTCCTCGGGAACGTCATCTAAGAGTTCCGTTGCAATGGCGGATAGGGTTTCTTCAGCGTTCTTCTTGGCATCGTTGACCTTTTGAAAGCGTTCATACGGCACCATCTTTTCGGTTTTCTCGGGTCCGCTCCCGGTAGTGCCGTTATCCGGGTTGGTGGTTTCAATCTGTTCATCTGCCATGTGGTGTTACTCCTGTTTTAACGCCTCAGTAGGCGAGTTATTCCTTATGTTTTGCAACGATTGCATCGAGGATGGATTCTGCATCCGCGATGTTAACGCCGTAAAAACCATTTGGGGCTTGTTTAGATGTTCCGTGCTCCAACCCATCAGTGTATGTGACTTGGTTGTAGAGATACACTGTGTCATCCATCCCCGATTTTTCGATCTCGGCTTTGTTTCGTAACTTGGTAGCAGTACCTTCCTTGTCAGTGCCGAATAGGGCAGATTGCGGGATGGTGTTCACTGCAATCTGATTGTTGAACTTTGCGCGGCCTGTATCAACGGGGGTAGAGTCCACGATATTCGAAGATACTTCAGTGATGAACTCTTTTCGAATCGTATCCATTTTGCTGATAGTCTCATTGGCCGCTTTTGCAACAGCAGCGGCGAAAGGCCCAAGACCGGCAATATCGATTTTATAGTTAATTCCCATGCTACAACACTCCATCCATGAGTTTGTCGTTTTCGACTTTAACTTGAAGCAGGTATTCAAGGGCTTCATCCCGCGTTGTGATGTCTGGGTTTCTCTCCATGACAACATCAACGGGACCGATAACGCCTAGTTCCATCAAGGATTTCCAGGCGTTCGCCTTGTCAGAATCGCTTGTGTCGGGCTTGGGATCAGCAAAGTCGATTGTGATTGTAGCAGCTTCGGACAACTTTTTAGCGTTGTGAACGTTCCAAACAATGCGGATTAGGTGAAAGAGTTGCTTTTCATACTGCCTGAACAGTGCGATATCATCCCGCCGCATTTCGGACAATTCCGAATTAGAGACTAGTTTCGAAATACCGCTTTCGTCAGTGGGTTCAGTGGACAAGGATGAAGCGGGAAGGCCGTTCGAGACTGCCGCCCATTTCAAAAGTTGGTCGATGACCTGGACGATTTCAGCGATAGGGGCATCGGGGGAGGCAAAGCCAAGTTCCCCGCCCTCGGGCAATTCGATGAAAGCACCAGGATCGGCCTGGACACTACCGCCACCTTCCCCACCCCGAAGCCAACCCACCCCGAAGCCTTGGAACCGAACAACGTGGAGAAGGTCCGTCAGCTTCGAGTTGATAGCCTCTTGAATGGCAACGAGGTCATCCCCGCCAGGAAGCCAGAAGTCCGTCAGGGGAACACTGTCCCACAAGGGAACAAAGGGAAGGCACTTGTAGGGGTTGGGACCGGATTCGATTACTCGACCACGATAGTCCAGGCGTTGCCATTCCTGACTTGTCCAGTAGGAATAGGTGGTGTTTTCCTCCCGCCCATTTTCGGGGGGGTGGCACACAAGCACGGCTTCCAAGTCCTTAGGGGAGTCGCCAACCCAAACGTCAACAAGGTGGGAGGGAAGCAAGTCCAGGTCTAAGCGTCCATTCCTGAAAACAACCCGAAGCAGACAGGTCTTGAGCAGTTTTGTCAGCTTGGAAGCGGTTTTTAGTGTATTGTCAAGTTGTGCATGCTCCGAAATGACTGCAAAAAGCTCTTTGTCAGATTCGGAACCCTCAATTGTGCGGGAGGCTTCCTCGACGTAGACTTGTGCCCGAAGGTTTGTAATCTTCTTGACGATGTTTACGAAACAGGGTTGCAGTTTCTCGGGATTGCTGAAGTCTTGAGACAGAATGTTCCAAAGGTTTTCAAGCTGATTGTCTTGAAAGTAATCTAGTCTCAATTCCTGGTCCGCCTTTCTTTGGCGGGTGGATTGACTATTCCTGATATCATCAATGATTGTATTCATGCGTTTCCTTTGCAATCAACTGCGAAACTAAGCGGCTTGATAGACTTTAGCACCAGTGTGCTTCACATATTGAGAGAAGAAAGTGGGAAGACTGATGTCTTCCATGTAGACCTTGGAGAAGTGCTTGTGTTGTTCCTTCAGCAAGTGGAAAGCCTGACATTCTGTGTTGCAGGGAAGGATAGCCTCCCCGCCAAAGAGGATGCACATTGAGCGGGTTGGCCGCTTGTAAGTGCAAACAATGTTGCCAAGCTTGTAAAGGGACAGAATAGCTTTACGAGAAGCGAACAACGCCCAAGCCAAGGAATAGATTCTATCATCTTTGAACTTGCGTTTGTTGATGGAACCGAAACTGTACTTCCCCGCAGTTCCTTCAGCATAGGCGAAGGTCGTAAGCTCTTTTACCAGTTCATCGGAAAGCGGGAGGGCAATCCTTTCCTCTTTGAAATGCCTGTGAAGGTCGAGAAAAGCCGTATTCTGATTTTTGTTATGCGCCGCGACATATTCAGAAGGTATCTTCTGGTGATCTAGGAAAGCCCTCAAGTCTTGTGTTTCGTAATCCTCCAACACAATGTTCTTAGGCTTGTAGCGTTCAACGTCGTTTAGAATGGCTTTCTTGACGTAAGATAACTCATTCGGGATGACTTCCGTTTGATTACAAATATACAAAACGGATTCCCCGTCAGGTCTGGCGGTCTTGAGGATCGTCGTTACGATGGTTCCATCCCCACCAAAAAGACGCTTTGCCCTATCAATTCCAGAAGTAACAATAAACTCCCGGCCTTTTGTCAGGTCTTCGAACATCTCTTTCGACATGGGAAGGGCATAGTCAGACTGGCATTTTTCGATGTATTCCTTGGGAAAGAGACTGTACTTCCCCGAACCGCGCTTACCAAGAATGTCACGAAGGAACTCATGCTCAAGGGTCGTAGCCTGAAGACGCCTAACCTTTTCCCGGTCTATCCACTCGGGAGCATTGGCGTTAAAGTCCGAAAGGTCGTTGTATTCCCTCTTGTAAACGAAAATACGGGGGTTGGACTGCGCTTCAACTTCCAAAGCGTGGACTGGTCCACCGTCTTGATCGGGGTTCGAGTCCACCAAGATCAAGGAATCCTCGGTATCTAGCAACGAGGCTTGAAACGCATTGAAACCGGCAAGGTCTTCGTGGGAATGAAGGTCACTGACCCACAAGAGGGAACACTTATCCCCGAACGCGGAATTGAAAGACGGGGTGACCAGCATAATGCTTGAACCGTTGTCAGCAAAGGACATACCAGCAGCAAGGATAGAATCCACAAGCAACGCTTTAAGCTTCGGGGTGTTGTTGATGACGTTGTGAAGTGGCTTCAACTGCGTTCTACGGCCATGCTCAAGAGTGCTTGGATACATGAAGACGTTCGAGTTAGGCTTTGAACAGGCAACCCAAAGGCAGACCATGAGCCACAACGTAGACTTGCTATGCCGTCTAGGGGCGGTCAGCAGGGAAAGCGAGTGGGTGAAATGACCATCACAATCGACAGCAAGGGCTTCTTTGAGGATGTCCACCTGCCAGGGAAGAAGCACTAGAGGCTTGTACTTCCTATCGGAATGAAGGGTGTGGGGTTGGATGTCATCGAACCACGCTTGGAATCCCTCAAACCCCGGCTTCCCCCACCGTTCGAGGGCTTTCTCTTTGGCAGACTTAGCCATGAACCACACACTCCCACGGGTCATACGGGGCGGGAACGGGCTTGGGCGGGGTGGTCTTCTGGGTGGTGGCCTTCACCTGGACGGGGGGAAAGAGTCTCTTCATGAGACGCTGAAACTCTCGGATAAACCGGAAGTAGGCAGTATCGTCCACAGGATGACCTGCAAGGCGTTTCTCATCAAGGCTTTCTAGAAGTAGCTGTAACGCAACAAGACGCCCTAGAGATGCCTTGTCAGCTTCACAGAGCGTTCTACCCGCCATCTTGAGGTCGTGTTTGTACTTTGCCAACAGAATCTTCTGCTTGGCTTCAAGTGTTTCGGCGTTCCGAAGTGATTTAGCGTGCAGTCCACGGGGCATTATCTGTTATCCTTTACATAGAGACAAAGTGTATGTCCATTACCGTAGTACCATACTTGTACCTTCTCGGTTCCTACGGGCAGGGTGTTGACTTGAAAATAAAAATATGGAAGGATCGAGTCAGACAAAAAAAGTGAAAAAAAGAGATAGAAAAACGATGTCGAGGGATGATCAATAATAAATTACAGCCAAAAAGCCGCTTGGGACAAGGCTTTGAAATGTCCCGTAATGGTCATTACGTAAACTTTGAAATAAGCAACATGAATACAACTAGATAGGATGGCATGACTTGTGCATAAACAAGAGGAATGGCATAGGGTGTTACTTTCAAGCTGTATCGTAGCAACATTACTTATGCAGAGATTATGCCAAGGTGATGCAAGGAATGGGTGGGGGTGGTGTGGTCAAGGGGTGGGGTTGGTGTAGTGGCAGAACAGTGGCACAGTCTTTGTTGAGAGAGTTTATCAATTAGAGTGTGCGGGGAGGGTGTTATTGAGAATGATTATTAGTTGATAAGAATTATCAACTAGAGTGGAAGGGCTACATAAGAGTGTGTTGACGATATTTCCTGGTTTTAATGAAATGTCGTGTTTCGGGATTTGCGGTATAAATATGGTTCCTGGTTTTATGGTTCGTATTTCCCGATTCCAGGTTTTAGGGTAAGGGGGGGGCTATGAAAGGGTTTCTGTGTCTTCTGACTCTTCTGGTGGGCTTCCATCCCGCTTCTGTTTTGGGTGGGGATAGCCGGGTCTATGATCGCGAGGGGAAACGGGTCTTGACCGTCCATGACCACGGGAAGACCTCCACGGTTTACGATGGCAGGGGGGAGTACCTAGGAAGAATTAAACACGGTAGGGAAGGCCAGGATGACAGGTTGTATTCCAAAGACGGGAAATACCTCGGGAGAGTCAAGGTTGATGATGGAGAAGACGAATAGGCTTTCCTTCCCGCCAATTTCCAGGGGTTGAGGCACGAAAAAGGGGAGGCTTTTGGCCTCCCCATCGTATCGCCCTTCTGGTCGGCGTTCATCTCATTACTCTCTTATTGCTTAGATTTAAGTGTACTCGGTGGCTATGTTCTCCCATCTAAAATCAAAGCAATTCTCATTTTTGAAACTATTCTTAGTGTCATGTGTGCTAAATCTCTGTTGATATAAAAAAACAAATGCTTCAACAGGCGGGTTTTCAAGGCTATAAACTTTGTTGTTTGTAACACGCCATTGTTTTGTTTTCATCCTGTCAACGTCCTGCAAGTCAACAATGATTTCGTGTTTTCCATCAATGACAAGCGTGTTCTCGTTCTTCCAGTAATTCATCATTGAAATTGACACGGGCTTTCCTCCTTTGAGGTGTTATAGGTTTTACATCAAAGCCGCTGCCGATTTTATTGCTTCATATGCTTCCCTCCCGCCATAAGTTCTTCGGGGGCTATGCTCGGCATGGGAGTGTAGTTGTCCAAGTCCACCCCCATTCCCTGGAAAAAACGTCTTACCTCGGGGTTGGTGATTTCTTCCCCCACCACCTGAAAAACAGCAGTTACGATTCTGATGGCATCTTCATGGCCGGTAACGTGCGTCGCCAGTGGTCTTTCCATTGCGCTTCCTCTCCCATTACGGCTTGAAAAGTTGATTTTAGAAGTTCTCGCTCTTTTTCCAAGTCTAGAAAAAGCTCAATTTGATAGGTAATCTCGCCTCCTGTACGTTTCAGTGCGTCTTGAAAGTGTTTTGTGCGGTCTTTTTCGTAGTCAGGTTCGATCAACTGCATGGTCATGATGATACTCCTTTTTGAAATTTTGTCAACTACTATTTTAATTTTTGCGTTACTAAAGCGATTTTTCCAGTTTTTTATAGTTTTGCAATTGATTGCAAAAGTGGGGTGGCAGTCTTGCAGTCGGGTGGGGGGGATTAGTCCGCCATCCCATTTCATTTTCCAGGTCTACCAGCAAGGGGATTCCCTCTTTGTATTTGCTTGCCATGATTATATACTCTTTAAGGAAACTCGGCGGACGGCGAGCAATTCAAGCCCTCGTAATTACTGAAGATTAGCTCGCCATAATTCTCGGCGAGCAATTGATCTCGGCGAGCTAATCTTCAATGATTTCAAGCACATTACCTCGCCGACACTTTTGGCGAGGTAAGCGGACGGCGAGCAAACTACAACAGCTGCTCTATCTCTCTCGCTTGCCTGCTCACGGTATACACAGTTCCACGGGAACCTCTTCCCGCGTTGACGGCGACCAACCCGGCTTGGATGGAGAGGTTTAAGGCGGCCCTAGCGACACTGCGTGTGACGGGGTTACCTCTGCTCAAGTCTGTTGCCGACATGATTAGCCTCTCCATTTCTGCCGCCCCGCGAACCTCCCCGCCATTTCTGTTGATTACTTCCGGCACGAGGAAGTGGGAGAAATCACTGTTTGCGACCTCAAACCCGTGATCCGTCATTCGCAGGTCTATCGCAGCAGGGGTGGCGTTATCCCGCACTTTTGACCAAGTAAGACGCGTTCCCTGTTTGCTACCGACCAAGGAACCGACTACAGCGGCCCAATCGCGGATAGCCGATCCCCCCCGCAGTAAATCTCCCACGTAAGTGTAGTCGTCCGCGTCGCTTGTTTTACCTGACTCTTTCTTGTGGTGGTGGGCGAGAATGGGCGTCATACCCCGTTCGTCACATATAACTGTGATCGCGTCACAACAGGTTCGCATAAGGCTATTTGAGTTTTCGTCTGCAACATGAAAAGAGATTAAAGGATCGAATACTATAACATCTACTTTCCCGCGTTTCGCTTCGTAGGCGTCGATAGTTTTATGGATTACATCCACGAATTCGGTCTTCGCTCCATTCCTGTCGATGATGCTTCCGGCCACCCGTCCGGAACGCCCGCGTGAGACGTAGCCGATGCGACTTTCTGCCTCCACCAGACGACAGTCCGCCCCGGTCAATCTCCGTTGTCTTTTTTGCATCGATCTCAAGGTGTTTTCGGACTGGAATACTAGGACATTGCGGGGTTGGAACGTCTCGTACAGTCCTAGCAGAGGCGTTCCGCTGGCAAGGGCTAGTGCTATCTGCTCGATCATCTGCGACTTGCCGATGCCTCCCCGTCCCGCGATGACCATACCCTCCCCTTCGTCTGCGATGTCCTTAATGATTGGCCGCGCCTCGCCCAAGTCCATAGCGTCCAGTTCATCCCCAAAGATGATGGTGATTTCTTGTGTGGCCTTCTTCGTAGCTTCCGCCCGCTCGTGTGCCTTTTGGATCGCGAGAGTGATAGGGCTATTCAGTCGGAAGTCTGTCCCCGCTTGCCCTGTAACCAATGTAAAACGCTCAAAGTGCGGGCAGTCCTCGCAGAACTCGCCGCGAAACTCCCTGTAGATGGAGGAACACAAGGGCGGCTTCATGTTCTCCCGAATATCCCGAATTTGGGCGTTTACGACCTCGGCATTGTATCTTTCATAGTCTCTAGAGATGTCGCGGAAGACCTCGGGGCCATTGTCGCAATGGCAAAGGGCGCGTCCCGCCATTAGCCATTCGTCACGGGGGAGGTTCCACGAGTTATCCACGGCGTTTTTGATGCAAGGCAAGCCGAGCAAGTCGCGGGCATCTGTCCCTTGCGGGATGGTCCCGGTGAACGCCTCGCGCGGGGTGGCCTCCACTGCTTCCTCGGCGGGTAGTAGGGCTTCGAGTTCTTCCACTGTGTAACGCCGCCCAGAATTTGAGTGGACAGTAACCGGGCGGTCCTGCCCTTCCACCTTCCGATTGATGGTTCCCGGCACTCGGATCAGTTGGGCGATGGACTTCCCGCCGTCCACCCGCCACCCCATGTCCCGGCCCTGGTCCTTGTAGGCGTTTGAGAATCGGCGACAGAGGCGGTTGAGGCGTTCACGGTCTTCTTCGCAGTTGATTGCGAAAGGATGATCCAGCAGCACCAGGGGCAGGAATCCACCCCCGGTGTGTACGGTCATCGTGGTTTCAATCCCCACGGCGTTGATGACCGCTAGGGCGTCTTCTGCGGTGGGGGGGTGGTCCTCGGCTTGGTGGCCGTCAGTGCCGAAATCCACGTCACCCGCGAAGCCGTTGACAGAGGCGACCTCGCCCACACCGCCGTAACGCCCACCAGCGACCGCACCAGCTTTGCGGGGGTTCAAGGTCATCCACACATCCTGCCCGCTATTGAGTGCTTCCAGGGCCGTAACGGCCTCATTCACGCTCTGGGCGGGAAGGATGCGACGATCCCCCCCACGAAAGGCATAAACGGTGTCTGGCCCAGGTGTGGCCAGCAGTTCAATAAACTCATTCGTAGTCACTTCTATCAAGCCTCCATGGGTGTGCGGGAGGGACGGCCTATCCCCGCCCTCCCTGTTTTTTGCAATGATTGCGAAACTAGGACAGGGACAGGGATTGTGCCGAAAGCCATTCAAGGATGGCTTCGCGGGCGTAGACGATCTTGCCGCCCAAGCGGATGTGGGAGGGGCCGACTCCCCGTTGATCGAAGTTAACGAACGATTTTTTCGAGAATAGAGGCCCGAAAACCCCATTGAGGATTTCGTGGGCATGTGAGCGGGGGATGTAGCGAGGCAGGGAATCAGACAGGGTGGAGAAATCAACGCGGCGTGTAGCATTGGACATGGGAACCTCGCAAAAATTAGGGTGGATGGTAATTCATTGCCGTAGCCTCCTCGTCTTTTTGGGACGCGTCACGCTGTCCCGTAATTTCTGTCCGCTCTGGGACTTGTGGGATGCGTTCGCTATCCCGTAATTTCTGT